TTTGAGAGATTGCCTTAAAACTACGGGAACTAAAGATTGGGGTCATTGCGTTACTTGTGGAAAACTTTACCCCTATAAGAAATTACAAGCAGGCCATTTTACATCCGGTAGAGCAGATGCTGTATTGTTTGAGGAATCGGGTATTCATGCCCAGTGTTACCGCTGTAATATAGAGCGTTCTGGTGACGTTTTATGCAATCAGAGTACGGACAGGCAGAGATTGAACGACTTATCGACTGCTCTCTATCAGATAAAAAACTCACTAATATCGAATTACGTGACTTCTATATTAAATTTACCACCGGTATACAAGGATTTGAGAATCTTACATTATGAAACGGCGTAGTAGAAAGACAAAACAAAAAGAAAGATATTCTCATATTCGCAAATTATATGATGCCTTTACCATAAAGGATATGACATTTCAAGAATTTAAGAAGGCATACGAAAGGGAAACGTCCCCCAGAGCCATGCGAAATGAGCTTAAAGAGCTGGTTCGCTTTCGGGGGCATCAGCGTACACAGCGGTTAGTTGCCGCTCAAGCTAAGGAACAAATCGATCAAAAACTTTCGGAGAATTGATATGGCCGTATATGATGTAGATAAGATGGTGCTTGCAACAGTCTGTCAGAAATGTAATGCTAAACCTACTAAAATGCCACTAACAGACTTTCGACTCCCTAATGGTTTACTTTGGATACCGGAAACTTTATATTGTCCCCAATGTGGAAATTATGTGACAATACAAATAAGAGAAAAGACGAAGGGTGAGTTGAAGGGACAAGATGAAGGATAGACGTAAAGCTAAACTACGCTGTGCCTCTAACGGTAAATTATGCCTGGGGCCGTGTAGAGAACGAAATTTATACCGTAAGAGGGTGTCAGGTTTGAAACGATGTCCTGCTGCATATTCGTTACAGCAGAAAAGGAGAAAATAAAATGGCAGAACAGGTTAATCTACTTGATAATTCAGGTCATATTGTCCCGCCCAATCCGAAAACAATACATCCCGTTGCGGCTTCGGGTATAACACTTACTATGACGGCAAGCGGAAATGATTATACGCAGACTGTAGAACAGGGACAATCGTATGCCGTTACATTTGTGGCAACAGCAGGAAAAGTTATGTTTTTAAGTATTACCGGCGTAACAAGTACAGCTGCTAACATTGAGTGGGTGGTGATGGCGAATGATACTATTATTATTCATATCCCGATAGGGTCGACCACATTATATTTTGAGGGTGACGAGTCGGGGAAGAAAGCATATTTGAGGAAGTTGGCAAGTTAATGGTAAAAAAAATCAAAGAAATTTTATTTTTAGCCGCAATCACAGTATTAGGTATTTTTGCTTTTTTACCGTTTATTTCGTTAGTTAATTATGATCCAATATATCTGAATAAACTCTTTTCTCCAGATAATATAATGGAATCCGTCGTTCATATTGAGGCTGATGCTGGTTGGCAAGGATCTGGTGTATATGTTGGGAATGGTTTGATTCTTACCGCAGGTCATGTAGTCGAAGATGGATTCGGATTTACAGTGACATTTGAAGATGGCACCGTTTGTAAGTCATGGGAATATTATCAGGAATTGAACGTTGATGTGGGATTTATTATTCTGGAGGATTATGATGGGCCTGCTCTTAATTTCGATAGCGATGGTTACAATCGTGGGGATACCGTTTTCATTTTTGGTAATCCCTTTGGTTGGGATTATAATTTTTCAGTTACACAGGGGATCATTTCCTCGGTAAATCGCGATTGTGGTGGATTTTTTGGCGATAAAATTATGTTACAATCCGATGCTGCTTCCTATCCTGGAAATTCAGGTGGGCCGGTTACAGACGACGAAGGAGAGATTATTGGAATTCTTGTCGGGGGGGTTGGATACGCGGACAATATATCTTTGATTATACCGGCAAATATATGCCGTCAATCCATGAAGATATGTCTTGAGATATTGAAACTGGAAGGAATGGAGTGATAAGTAAGAAAACCAAAGCCAGTAGATTATTGTCCCGTTATATTCGGGAAATAGCTGCTGAAGCTACTGTCCCTGTAGAAGATGCAGCAGCAGATAATGGTATTCGTATGGAAACCAGGGCTGAAGCTCTGGCACGAACGATGTGGAAGATAGCAGAGGGTTATACAGAGGAAGTAGGAAAGAATAAGGACGGCACTACAAAGATAAAAGTACACCCTCCAAATACAGGCATGATTACGCTTTTACTGGACCGTATGGAAGGCAGAGTACCCACAATAGACGTAAAAGACCAGAAGCCCAAGGCTTCTATAGCAGATAGAGTTTCAGAGCAGAGTAAAAAGCGGATGAACGCTCTTTTAGAAAATTCTGACAACAGCAACTCTTGATAAAAAAGAAATATTGAAACCACAACTCAGGGAACCTTTTCCTGATATTCCCCGTTATTGGACTTGTCCCAAGACGGGTATAGTGGTACCTAAACGCGAAGATGAGAATATAGCTTGGCGTGCTGCTATACTTGCAGATGCGGAGGACGACCCCGATTTTCAGGCCGACATCATGGCTTGGTGCAGCCAGTCTTTTATCTTATGGATCAATATGATGGTCTGGACTTTTCATCAATTTGATGAAGAGGGTGAGACGGGCCGACGTATCATTTCTGAAAATCAGCATGTACCCTTCATCACATGGATTATTCAAGATGATTTATGTAATCTTTTTGAACATCATCTAAAAACTGGACAAGATATACTAATCAATAAATCCCGAAAGATGGGAGCTTCTTGGCTATGTATCTTATTTATTCACTGGTGCTGGTTATTTGGTATTATTGTTGATAAAAAAGGCAATGTGTTATATAACAAGTCACCACAACTCCTTGAACTTTCTCGTACTGAAGATTACGTAGATAAAGCTGGCAATATGAAGGCTCTATTCCAGCGTCATGACTATGTAAATGATTGGCTCCCAGAATGGATGGTTCCCCCTGGTTGTCGCCCAGGTGGTAAATATCGCACCAAGATGCACATGCTTAATGTGCTGAACGGTGCGTGTATAGACGGGGAATCTACGACTAAACATGCTGCTTCCGGTGATAGGCGTACTATTGCTCTGCTTGATGAGTTTGCAAAGGTTACTGACAATGCTCGGATGATGAGGTCTGCAACTCGTGATGCGTGCTATATGCGTATCGTAAATTCGACGGTTTCTACTCCAGGTTCAGAATATAGTAACTGGAAGAATTCCGGCCTGATTACTGTATTCCCCCTAATGTGGTGGGAACACCCTGAAATGGGCAAAGGTCGTTATTGCGTACAAGATCCTATTACTGGAATTTGGAAAATACGATCTCCGTTCTATGATGCGGAAGCGAAAGTTCGATCCCCACAAGAGATGGCAAGAGAGTTAGATGCCGAAGACCTTGAAGCTGGATCTATGGTTTTCACGCCGGGCAACATAGATAAGCATATTGCTTTATTTGCTACAAAACCGTTAATGCGTTGGAAAATTGGTTTAAGCCCTAAGATACCTGATTGTGACGTAAGGGATATTATACGCAAAAAAGATATTTCTAAGGTTTTAACACAACGTAACAATAAAGGTTCCTTACGTATCTGGACACATTTGAAAAAAGGACGACCGGATCAGACAAAAGATTATGTATTCGGTATAGATTTAAGCAAAGGACAGGGAGCATCTAATTCCGTTGTATCCATAAAATGTATGCAAACCGGTGAAAAAGTTATGGAATGGCGTGATGCTAATACACCCCCACACGAGATGGCTCGGATCGTAGTAGCTTTAGCTTTATGGTGTGGCGGTCGTAAAAAGTTGCCTTTCTTAAAGTGGGAAAAAAACGGGCCGGGCTATGATTTTGGCAGGATGATTGTTAAAGTATTCGGTTATCCGTATTATTATCGTACAATTAAATCCGGCGATGTCCGCGATAAACGAACTAAAAAATATGGTTGGCAGGCTACGGCTGAAGCGAAACTCGAAATGCTTACGGAATATGATCGTGCTCTTACACATGGGACATATATAAATCATTCTGAATGGGCACTCCGGGAAGCACGACTCTATGTTTATTATGATAACGGTAAATGCGGCCCAGCTTGTATGATGGAAGAAAATGAATCTGCTCGTAAGACCCACGGTGACTGTGTGATTGCGGATATGCTTACTGTTAATGAGTGTAAAGGTAGAGCGGGTCTTTCTGAAAAGAATAAGAAGCCCCCACCTGGCACAGTAGGTTATAGATTAGCAAGGAAGAAAAAAGCTCGAAATAAAACTATAGGGCATCGTAAGATGTTTGACTTTAGAAATTAGGGATGATCTTATGCCAGAAGAAGTATTTCCAAGAAAATTTGCGTATGTAGTTAAGCAGGGTTTTGATCGCGTGAGTCATTACCGACGAGCACGAGCAATGTTAATATGTGCCTATGTCGGTAAACTTTATTCCAATTTATATGGTTTAACCGGTGATGAGCCACTTAATCTTATATTCAATGCTATACGCTCTACAATCCCCAGTATAATCCAGAAACACGGGGCAAATGAGGTTGAGACGGAGAATCTTGAATATCGGGATTATGCGTTTCTGCTAAGTAAAGCCTTAGATGTTATCGATAAACGTATTGAGCTTAAAGAAATTTTACGCTATAATGCCGTAGATGCTATGTTTGGCATGGGTATAATGAAAGGCGGACTTGCCCGTGGGGGTAACATCCTTACTTTTGGCGATACACTCATCGATGAAGGCCAAGTATTTGTAGATAATGTAGATCTCGACGATTTTACAGTAGATCCTATTTGTACAAAATTACGTAAGGCTGCTTTTATTGGTGATAGTACCCGTATTCCTCGCCAAATACTGTTAGATGATGACAGTTTCGATCATGATGCCGTTCTTGCCTTACCAAGATCATATCATCCTGACGCACGACGTCGGGCTGCTGCGATTTCAAGATCTAAATTATCCCAAATTGAGATGGATGAACTTCAGGATCATATAGACGTAGTTGAGGTATATGTTCATGGGGCTAATACTAAAATTGTAATGGCCGATCCAAGACTCAAGATAATGGATAAATACTTATCTATACACGAGTATTATGGACCCACAAAAGGGCCATATATAATTACATCGTTGACACAACCGGTACCCGGCAATCCATTTCCAATTGCTCCAGTGGGCGTATGGTACGACTTGCATAATATCGCTAATGAGATGGCT